ATTTCTTTTCTTAATTGTTCATTTGTCATAATGTTCTCCTATGTTGGTTATTTTAAATATAAAGGTCCTGTCCATTGAATTGGATAGTAACCTGTTAATACATTTCCTCTTGGTGAGTTTAATGCAGGTGCATTCCATCCTGCTGCCTTTAATATATCACCTTTTTTAAAATGTTTAAAATCTTCTTTTGCAATAAAACAAAAAACACCAGTATCTTGTACAACCTTAATGTACTTCTTACCTTGTGAAACTTTTGTTTTGTTATCCCAATTATCAACTTGTTCTTTAGAATAACCTTCCAATTCTTTTTTACCATAACTAGTTGACATTTGTTCATAATCTTTTTTAGCACAATTCATCATTATTTTAATACCTTCTTCAAGGTTTTTAGCAGTAGTATTTACGGTTATCATATTAGTTAGTCTCCTTTTTCATAGTTAATATAATTAGTATAACAGAAATTATAGCGACTGTCAAGCAAATAAACATTATTGTATAATTTTCTTGTCCCATACAAGCACCATTACAATCATCAATAGCACCAGCGGCAAGTATTAACGATAATATTCCTGTAAATGCGAAAATGTTAGTCATATATTCTCCTTATTGTTTATCTTCTTTACTAAATTTACTAATAAATCTCTCAACTGATTTTGTTCTATAATTGTTTTGATAGTTTTTATAGATAGATGGTATTTTTGCATCTTTTGGTGGTGGAAAACTTTCTCTAAAAGTCTTCATTTTTGCAAAAGGTTTGATTGTGTGTTTAAACGTATAACTAGGTTTTTTATATTCATATACAGGAATTTGTATATTTAAGTTATTATCGTATTTAATAGCAGTAACTTTATTAAAATCTTTTTTTGCAACAAATAATTTTTTTAATAAAGTAATTTCAATGTTGTATTTGTTTAGTTCATTGTTTTTCATAGTGTTTTTTCTTTTGTTTTTCATTGTTTATACGTCCATATTACACTATAAATAACTGAAAGTCAAGCGAAAAATGTCAAAAAAATCAATTATTTTACTCATTTGTTCACTATTTGTTCTCATTTTTTTAACAAATTGTGTAAAAAGTTGCAAAATTGCACCAGATTTAGAGCAAATAGGCGAATCAGCGTTAAAAAATCAGAAAAATTTGTCTGAAACCGAGTTAAGAGCGATAAAAGGACGTTGTAATTTTTAGATAAATAGAGATATGAAAGAATATTGTCAAAATTGCGGACATATTTGCCATTGTAAAGGGTATTGTTTACAAGATTATGGCGAAAAAAACGAAACTGTGTGTTGTACTCAATGCCGACACAAAGAAAATGTGGAAAAAATCGAAGATATAACAGCATTATTTAATGGAGCATAAAAAATGGGAAAAAATAGAGAATTTTACTTTTGGAATGAAAGTGGACAAGAAGAAAAAACAGAACAAATGAGTTTAACAAGGGCAGTTAAGTCGGTTCAGTCAAAATTTAAAGATAAATTCATAGGTGTTGAATATATTAGTAAAAAAGGTAAACAAATTAGTGAAACAATTAAGTTACCTTGGGGTAGAACAAAGAAATTGAGTAGATAATGCCTGCTGTTTGTAGAGTACAAGGGTATTCACAATGCCGATAACTTTTTCTCCAGTTAATACTGATTTAGGTGAAATAAGCGTTATTGAAGATTTTACAAAAACAATATCTGCTACTACAGACGAAGCTGGAGATAGTATTGTTTCAGTAATTGTAACCGCAAATACTTCAAATACTGGAGTATCGTTAATAAATGGAGTTGCTAGTTGTTCTATAACAGGCAATTACGAAACACCTTTTACAGATACAAATTGGAATTGGTTTAGTAATGGTAGTTATACTTCCGTTCAAAATTATAACAATGTTCCTAGTGCTATTGGAAATTTAATTAGATATACTCCAGATGATACAATTTCACAAGTATATTCATATGTTGTTACAGCTACAAGTGATTTAGGTGATAGTTTATCTGAAACATACACTATTACAGTAACAAATGACTGGACTGAAGGTCAACAACAAATACAAAATGTCATTAATAGACAAACAAAAACTTTAGGAAGATAATGGCTCAAGCAGCAGTTAGATTAGGAGATCAATGTACTGGACACGGTTGTTTTCCACCTAGAGCAAATATTAGTGCTTCTGGTAATGTTTTTATAAACAGTATTGGTGCTCATAGAGTTGGAGATGGTTGGGCAGTACATTGTTGCGGTCCATCATGCCACGCAGGCAGTCAAGCAACAGGTTCATCAACTGTTTTTGTCAATGGAAAAGCACTTGCTAGAATAGGGGATAGTATATCTTGTGGAAGTACAAATGCTCAAGGTTCTCCTAATGTTTTCGCCGGTTAGTGTATAAATATTACTGTTATGTCAAACTATGATGCTAGTAGCACCAATAATTCGAAAAGAACTAATAGAATCTATAAAGATTTAGATTTGAATTTTGGACGCAATACTGTCACTAATGACGTTAATAAATTGACAGACGTAGAGGCAGTTAAAAGAAGTGTTAGAAATTTGATTAACACTAATCATTATGAGAGACCTTTTCATCCTGAAATAGGAAGTGATGTAAGAGCAATGTTGTTTGAACCAATGTCACCATTAACTGCTCTTAACTTACAAAGAAAAGTTGCTGAAGTAATTAATAATTTTGAACCAAGAGTTAATTTAGTTCAAATTTTAGCAAGTCCAGATTTGGATAGAAACAGTTATCATTTAAGAATTATGTTTTATGTTGTTGGCGTTCCTGAACCAGTAACAGTAGAAACATTTTTAGAAAGATTAAGATAAAATGGCAAGTAATAAATTCGTAGTTTCAGATTTAGATTTTGATACAATCAAATCCAATTTAAGAGCATTTTTACAAGATCAAACTCAATTTTCAGATTATAATTTTGAAGGATCGGGTTTTGCTGTTTTATTAGATACACTTGCTTACAATACACATTATCTAGGTTTTAATGCCAATATGTTGGCAAACGAATTATATTTGGATAGTGCTGACATAAGAAAAAATATTGTTTCATTAGCAAAAATGTTGGGATATACTCCGTCATCTCCAAAAGCTCCTGTAGCAAATGTAGATATACTTTTAAATAATGCTTCAGGAACTTCAGTAACAATGAATAAAGGAACAACGTTTACTTCTACGATAGATGGAATATCATATGAATTTGTTACAAATGCAGATACGACTATTACACCATCAAATGGAGTTTATAGATTTTCTGACATTAACATTTATGAAGGTACACTGGTAACTTATCGTTACACAGTTGATAGTACAGACGTAGATCAAAAATTTATTATTCCAAGTGTAAATGCTGATACCTCAACATTAAAAGTTACAGTTCAGACATCAGCAGTTGATACCTCTTTGACAACATACACACTTGCAAATGGTTTAAAAAGTTTAACATCAACATCAAAAGCATATTTTTTACAAGAAACAGATACCGGAAAATTCCAAGTATATTTTGGTGATGGTGTACTAGGGCAAAATTTATCAGACGGTAATATTGTCATACTAGAATACATTGTTACAAATAAAACTGAAGCTAATGGTACTTCAACATTTACATTAACAGGATCAATAGACGGTTTTACAAATGTTTCTATTACAACTAATTCATCAGCACAAGGAGGTGCAGAATCAGAGTCAAAGGAATCAATTCGATATAACGCACCTTTACAATATACAGCCCAAGATCGTGCTGTCACAACAACTGATTATGAAACTTTAGTCAGATCAATTTATCCAAATGCTTTATCAATAAGTGCTTGGGGTGGAGAGGATGATGAAACTCCAGTTTATGGTGTTGTAAAAATTGCAATCAAGGCTGCATCAGGTTCTACTTTAACAAATTCTACAAAACAAAATATTATTACTTCGTTACGTCCTTATAATGTTGCGTCTGTAAGACCTGAAATTGTAGATCCAGAAATAACTTCTGTATTATTAAGTGTAAATGCTAAATTTGATAAAAAATCAACATCAAAAACTGCTGAAACTTTACAATCAGAAGTCATAGATGCTATATCAGATTTTAATACAAATACATTACAAAGATTTGATGGTGTGTTTAGATATTCTAAATTAACAGGAATCATAGATGATGTTGATAGTTCTATACTTTCAAATATTACAACATTAGAAATTAGAAAGACTTTTACACCAACTTTAAATTCATCTACAAAATATGATGTTTACTTTAGAAATGCAATTTATAATCCTCATACAGGACACGAGCCAATTCTTTCTTCATCAGGATTTACAGTTTCAGGTGACTCAAGGGAAATGTTTTTAGATGATGATGGACAAGGTAATGTAAGAAGATATTATCTTGTTTCTGGAATTAGAACATATGCAAATAACTTACAAGGCACTATAGACTATTCTACAGGACAAATTACAATTAATTCTTTAAATGTTTCTTCAATTTCAAATATTAGAGGTAACACATCAACAGTTATAGAATTAACAGTTACACCTGCTTCAAATGATGTTGTTCCTGTTAGAAATCAAATTATAGAAATAGATGTTGCAAATTCAAACATAACGGTTGTTGAAGATACTTTTGTTGGAGGATCATCTGAGGCTGGAGTAGGATATACAACAACATCAAGTTACTAATGTACAATGGCAAAATTTAATGATAAAATTTCAACACTTATCAATAGTCAATTACCAGATTTTGTAGTTGATGATCATCCACAATTTGTACAATTTCTAAAAACTTATTTTACATTTATGGAATCTGCCGAAATGCAGGTTACATCAATTGAATCTACTGACGGCATATCATTAGAAAATGAAACGGGTCGTACAGATAATTTATTATTAGACGGAAGTAAAATCAGTTCTGAAAGAACACAGTTAGATGCTGGTGATAAATTAATTTTAGAAGATTCATCTTTTGGTAAATTCACAGTTGGTGAAGTTATTACAGGCGAAACTTCAAACGCAACATCTACTGTTGTTGCTGAAGATTTAGAAAATAATAGAATTTTTATATCAGCACAAGATAAATTTATAAAGGGAGAAATTGTAACAGGCAATTCTTCTAACGCACAAGCAATCATTAATAACTATCGTCCTAATCCTGTACATAGCATTCAACAACTTACAAACTTTAGAGATACTGATAACGTTATTTCTGATTTTTTAACAAAATTTAGAGATGAGTTTTTAAAAACAATACCTGAAAATTTAGCTCCTAATTTAAATAAAAGAAATTTAATTAAAAACATTAAGTCTATGTACCGATTAAAAGGTACTCAAAAGGGACATGAGTTATTTTTTAGAATTTTATTTAATAGTGTATCAGAAACAATTTATCCAAGAGAACAAATGTTACGTGTTTCTGACGGACAATGGGACACACAAAAAGTTTTAAGAGCTATATCAACGACTGGTAATACAATTAATTTAGTAGGTCGTACTATTACAGGTCAAACGTCAGGTGCCACAGCCGTTGTTGAATCAGTAAAAAAACTTATTTTAGGTAATAAAGAAGTTTCTGAATTTATAATAAACAATGGTACGTATGATGGTGTATTTACAATTGGTGAAGAAATTAGGGGAACAACTTCCGACTTGGATGATTACTTTATTAAAGCAAATATCACAGGTATACCTGGTGCAAAAACAATTAATAATGATGGTAATCTTTATTCATATACAGACCTAATTTCTGTAAATGGTGGAGGAGTAGGAGCTACATTTTCTGTAAATGATATTGGTTCTGGAGGTATTACTGAAATAATTGTTGATGACGGTGGTTCAGGATATTCCATAGGTGATAATTTAGTTTTTAATAATACAGGAACACAAGGTGTTAATGCTTCTGGATTTGTTTCAGTTGTTAGTGGAGGATTTACACAAGAATCATCTACATCCCCAACAGAAGATCACATTATATTAGAAGATGAAACTACAAGTGGTGATACATATTCAGGAAATAAAATAGTACAAGAAACAGGAACTGGAACTGGCGATATTACGGATATTTATGTTACAAATTCTGGTTCTGGATATATTTCATTACCTATTGTTTCGATAACATCATCTTCTGGTACGGATGCAAAAATATTATCTTATGGATCTGAAATAGGAAGAATTATAGGAATAAAAACAAATGAATTAGGAGAAGGATATGAAAATTCTCCATCTCCTCCTACTTTGAGTTTTTATCAAAATTTAATTTTAACTACAGTAACAGGAAATTTTAGCATAAATGACACAGTTACAGGTAGTTCTTCTGGTGCTACTGGAACAATAGTTAACTATGATAACGATAGAAATTTATTAAAACTTAAAAATGTAACAGGTAATTTTTCGATTGAAGAAACTATAACATCTTCAAGTGGCGGTAGTTCAGTTTTAAACAAATTAGATGTTGCAAATATTAGCGTAAACATTG